CGTCGGCGGCATGACGCAGATTAATTTCACGAATGGCAGCGCCGGATATACGGTTACAGTCGTTGACGCCAATAACTTTACGATCGGCGTTGATTCGACTGCATACGGCACTTATACAAGCGGCGGGACGGCGCACAACGGCAAGTCATGGGGTGCCGCTTATACAAGCGTTTCTGCGCTGGATGATGTGTTTTCTTTCGCTTCTGGCGATATTGTTTATATTGGGCATGACCATGTTTGCCAGTATGCGCACACAGCAAATAGGACAATTACCGGGCCAACGTTGGGACTGCCGACAATATTTATCTCTGCAACGACCGGATCAAGCCCGCCAGCATATCAGGCCAGCACAACAGATCAGATTGATACAAGCGAGGGCGCTTATTCATTAACGTTTGACGGGTCATTTGCATTATATGGATGCTCAATTAAGTCAGGCACCGGGTTTGCTTTTTCCTCTGACGGCGATGAAGTTTTTGCGACTGTCGATTTGAATCTTAAACCATCGGCGAACGGTTCAATACAGATCGGCTCTATTGATAACTCAAGATGTGTTTTCAGAAATACAAATGTGGATTTAACATTGGATGGGACTACAGCTAGAACGGCGACTGTTTTGTCTATTAGTACGGGATCGTTAATTTCATTTAACGGTTTGACATTTGTCAACGCGGCGTACAGAACTGGAGTTGTATTTGGTTTAAATACAACAACAAATCCAAAATTAGAAGCAATCGGAGCGGATTTTTCAGGGTTCACGAATGCAACAACCTGCGAAATTACAAGTACAGCATCCGGTTCTATGACTTACAGAAATTGCAAAACTGCTGCAACTTGGACGCCAGTTTCTTCTGGCGCTAACGCGTCAATGGGGAGTCAAACGTTCATAAACTGCGGCAACGGAGATTCGCCAACATATCTATACAATAAATCATATTTAGGCGAGACACTGTCAAGCACATCAATTTACAGATCATCCGGCGCGCAGGTGGAAGGTACAGCGACAAGCTGGTTAATAACAACAACATCGACATGCTCACTAGATGCGCCATATTATCTACCTGATATTTATGGATATATTGGGTCAACAGGAAGCAAAACTTTCAGCTTATACATAACGAATGACACCGCTGACTTTAATGACAATGAGGTCTGGCTTGAAATTGACTATTTAGGCACATCATCAAGCGGCAAATGGTCGAGCGCGAACGATTACATGGCTGACAGGTTAGCAACCCCGGCAGCGCAAACCGATGATACCACGTCAACTTGGAATGGGTCGGGGCCATCGTATACTTACAAACAAAAGCTGAGCGTGACCGCCACCGTGAACACGGTCGGAATGTTTCGTGCGCGTGTGTGTGTTGGCGTTGCATCAATTACTTCGACTAGAAAATTTTATATCGATCCGCTAGTAACCGTTTCTTAAGGGCTTGCGATGGCGATAGCTGAATTAACAGGTCAGAGGAATACGACCGGCGGCGCGGCTGGCACTTCGGTTGTCTTTACTTATCCTGGGACTCCGACGCAAGGTAACCTGTTAGTCGCTGCGTTTTCTTGGCGCGGCGATACGACAGTTACCGGCGTTCCGTCTGGGTGGTCACTTGCGACGAATGGCGGCAACGGGTCTGGCATCGATTCAGCTATTTATTACAAGATCGCCGGGGCATCCGAACCGACAGGCCATACATTCACGTTAGGCGCTTCAAATAAATTTGCCGGGTGCGCATCGGAATGGTCTGGTATTGCAGCGGCACCGCTTGACAAAACAAACAGCAACACGGGATCAGGCACGGCTGGCACTTGCGGATTAACAGGCACGCTGACACAGGCCGATGAACTGATCTGCGCGCTTTTCAGCAATATTGATACTTATACGTGGTCGGCGCACGATAACAGCTCTGCTGAGATATTAGAGAAGGCATCGACCGGCGGGGGTACGTCAACACGAAATAACACTTCACTTGCCACCAGGATCGTTAGCAGTACCGCCAGCGTTAACTACGGCGCAACACTATCAACATCTGGTACATGGTCGAGTGCCGTTGCTACGTTTAAGGGCGATCTTAACCAATCGCTAACGCAGAGCAGCCGCTTTGATAACAGTAATTCGTTTTACGCAGCTACGGTAACACCGGGAGCGGTAACGCTTTCTCAATCAAGCCGATTTGATAATAGTGGCGCATTTTATTCCGCGACTGTCAGCCATGGGTTGACTCAATCGGCTATTGCGGCTAACAGCAATAGTTTTTACGCGGCCACGGTATCAACAGGCGCGGCACCGTCAGTAACGACGTTTTTGACTGATAGTGTGCTGCAATCCGGGTCTATTACTGGCGCGGCGATTATTGGTAGTTGGTTGGTGCAGATACCAGCTAGCGGCGCTTCCGGGAATTTGACTCAATCAACCCGGTTTGATAATAGCAATTCGTTTTACGCGGCGACGGTATCAACAGGCGCGGTAACGCTGACACAGTCATCGTCTGCGACTAATAGTCAGTCATTTTATAGTGCGACTGTTAGTCATGGGCTGACTCAATCGGCGCGATTCGATAATAGTGCAGCATTCTATGCCGCGACTGTCAGCCATGGGCTGACGCAGGGCAGTTCATTTGCAAATAGCGGATCGTTCTATGCCGCAACCGTAAGTCATGGTCTGGTGCAGGCAACAAGGTTTGATAGCAGTAATTCGTTTTATGCTGCCGTTGTTTCATTGGGTGGAACTCAAACGCTATTGCCGTCATTAGTTTCAAACAGCAATAGCTTTTATGCACCGACAGTAACGCCCGGATCAGTAACGCTGACGCAGGCAGGCAGCGCAACGAATAGCGCTGCGTTTTATTCCGCTACTGTTAATCATGGTCTGGTTCAGGCGTCGCGATTTGATAATAGCAGCGCGTTTTATGGGCCAGTAGTCAGTCATGGCTTGGTGCAGGCATTAAGGTTTGATAATAACGCGGCATTCTATACCGCTACAGTTTCACATGGTTTAACGCAATCATCGCGGTTTAATAACACAGAGTCGTTTTATTCCGCGACTGTAAATCATGGTTTGGTTCAAAGTAGCACAGCAACCAACAACAGTTCGTTTTACGCTGCAACTGTCAGCCACGGGTTAACGCAGGCAAGCCGGTTTGATAATTCTGCGGCGTTTTACTCGGCAACCGTCACCGCGCCGGGGGCGACGCAGGGCTTAACCCAAAACGCGACGTTTGATAACGCTAATACGTTTTACGGGCATACAGCAACAACGGGCGCGGTAACGCTGACGCAGGACAGCATATTTAGCAGCGCCAATCAGTTTTTCGGTGCAACGATTGAAGCGGCAACGCAGGCAATCCATGCAACCTACGGAACGCTGCGCGAATACTTCGGTGCACTTGAGAAAAATAGAAAAAAACTCAAGAAAGCCAAAAAAAGAATACAAACGGCTATTCGTCAGGCTGTGCAACATGAAATAGAGCAAGCGCAGGATGAACCGATTTCGATAAGGGAACTTGAACGCAATATTGAGCGCGAAGGATTCAAGGTTGATGAGCAGTTTTATGTAGTTTCGTTACAAATACTCAAATCATTAGAACACAAGCGAATTTCTGCGCGGATTCAACGCGCTATTTACGAGATTGAGCAAAGAATACAAAGAGAAAAAGAGCGAGAAAAACAACAACAGGAAGAAGACGAATTGATGCTGATTATGACAATGATCTAGATCAGCAGCAACGCGAGAAAAGACCGGCCTAGAGCCGGTTTTTTTATTTGTGCCCGCCATTGAGCGGGCTTTTTTTATTTGTGAGGTTTAAAAAATGGATCAAGCGATTGCAGAGGCCAATTTAGTACCCGATGTCGACCCGGCTTTAATCGAGGCGGATGACGAGGCGAACGAAGCTGAACAATACGAAGATGATTACGCAGAATCAGACGGTGACGATGAGCAGCTATCCAATGAAGATGGCCAGGCAGCGCCGGAAGAAGACAGCGAAGAAATTGAGCTAAACGGGCAGAAATACCGCGTGCCAAAAGACATTAAGCCAGCGGTAATGATGCATCAGGATTACACGCGCAAAACCGAGGATCTGGCGGCTCAGCGCAGGCAATTCGAGGCACAGGCTCAATTTCACCAACAGCACATTGCAGAGGTAGCAAAACTCACGGCGATTGATGAGCAAATCAATCAATTTTCGCAAGTTGACTGGAACGGGTTGACAGAACAAGACCCAATCCGGGCGCAACAGCTATTCATGCAATTCTCGCAATTAAAAGATGGTCGGGCGCAATTGGTCAATCAACTCGCACAAAAAGAACAGTACATGGCTCTGGAACAACAGCAGCATGCTGCCAAGTTATTGCAGGAAAGCGAATCTGTTTTGAAGCGAGAAATTAAGAATTGGTCTCCAGAATTAGAAGGGCGGTTACAAAAGTTTGCTATTTCGAGTTTTGGATTTGATCTTGCGGATGTGCAGCAAGCAAAAACTGATCCTCGAATATACAAGCTGTTGCACCTAGCCTATCAAGGCGACCAAATCATCAAAAAACAAACAGCGAAAGCACGCCCCGCCGAGGCAAAACCAGTAACGAACATTAACAGCCGGGTTGGAAAGATCAATAAAGACCCGTCAGAAATGAGCGATACCGAATTTGCCGCATGGCGCAGGAAGCAGATCGCCAAACGCTAACAAAACAAACACTGAAACACAAAAAGAACCCGCCTCGAGCGGGTTTTTTCATTTGTGGCTTCGGTAAATCCACAGGAGCTTAAAAAATGGCAAATTCTTTCAAAGTCGTCGACATGGTGACTAAAGAGGCGCTTCGTATTGCGCACGAAAAACTTACTTTTATCGGCACAGTTGATCGTCAATATGACGCATCGTTTAAAGACAACGGCAAGGGCAAGCAAGGTTCTACCTTGCGCGTTCGTGAACCGAACATGTATACACGCCGTCAAGGTTCGCGCGTTATGGATGTTCAGGATCAAGCTGAAACTTCACAAACAATTACCGTCGCAACGCAGGACGGCGTTGATATGCGCTTCAATTCGTCAGAGTTGATTCAGTCAGTCAACAACGGCGCTGCATTTGATGATTTGAGCAAAAATTACATCGAACCGGCGGTTAGTGTGCTGGTGTCGGGCATCGAGTCTGATTTTCTGGCGTTTGCATCCAAGGCGACTTACAACGTCGCAGGAACCGCTGGTACTGGTATTACTACGCTAGTTGTCCCCGGTGCCGCTCGTGCAAAGCTTAATCAAGGTTTGGCACCAAAAGATAACCAGCGATCAATCCAAATGGATTCAACCACAATGGGTGGCCTGGTCAACGGCATGGCGGCTTATTTCAATCCGTCCAATGCAATTGGCGAGCAATTCCGTGAGGGTCTGGTTTCTCGTACTGCAATGGCTGATTACTATGAAAACGAGCGCTTATGGACACTGACAAACGGCGCTGACGTTACAGGCACAACCAATGCGGCGGCAGGTGTTACTAACGGCGGCTCTTTGGTTGGCATGCACACAACCGTTGCAATTGCGGATCAGAACGTTGGCATGGTTTTCACTATTTCCGGTGTTTATCAGTGCCATCCTGAGACAAAGGCAAGCTTAGGTGTATTGCAGCAATTCGTCATAACCGGTTCATCAGGAAACGATACGACGGTTTCACCAGCAATTTACATTAGCGGGCCACGTCAAAACGTTTGTTCTAGCACCGGCGCTGCATTAGCCACAACGGACTTCAATAGTAAGACACTAACGTTTGTTGGCGCTGCTTCTACCAGTTACGTTCAAAGCTTGATGTATCACAAGGAGGCATTCCAGTTCATAACCGCCGATCTTCCGATCATGGACGATGCGCAGAAATGCGTACGCCGCATGAAAGATAATCTATCGGTTCGTGTATGGATGGCTTCTGACATCCGCAACGATGAATTGCTCATGCGTTTGGATATTTTATACGGAATGGCCGCGCTGCGTCCGGCTTGGGCTTGCCGCATGATCGGTTCTGCTTCTTAAATAACGGAGGATTAATAAAATGGCTATTTCAGCAAATCTTGAACGTCTTAATTACGATAGTGCCGATGGTTGCGTGGCAACTGGTCTACATCGTGAGGTAATCCAAAGCCAAGGATCTACTCGTACTTTGCTGGCGGAAGAATCCGGCGCTTTGTGTGTGTTTGATCGTGCGGCTGGTATTGTTTTTACACTGCCCGCCCCGGTCGAGGGTATGCAATTTGATTTCGTGGTTAAAACGTCAATCACATCAAATGCGGCAAAAATTATCACGAATGCAGCAACGGTGTTTCTAACTGGCGCTGTAATGATTGGTTCACTGACCGTGGCGGAATCTGGCGACGTGTTCGCTGGCGACGGCACAACCCATGTCGCAGTTTCGATGGACGGCGCAACCAAGGGCGGACTTAAGGGCGGGCGGCTGAGATTTACCGCTTTAAGTGCGACTTCGTGGTATGTAGAAGGCATCGCGGTAGGTGCTGGCACATTGGCAGATCCTTTCGCAACGTCGTAACAGTCAATTAATTAATTGAGGCCGCTTCCAGTAATGGGGGCGGTTTTTTATGCCTACACGATTATTTCACCCGCAGCATGGGTATCACAATGCGTACAGCAACGATGATATTGATTTGATGCGCAAGAATGGATGGACGGACGCGCCGGATGACGCGCAATCAGAAAAACAGGAAATTCCGGCGGAACCTAAGCAGCAGGCAAAAATTTTACACCGGCAGAATCGTAAAAAATGAGCATCGCTAATTACACAGAACTGCAAACAGCAATTGCAGATTGGCATCATCGAGACGTTTCGCAGATACCGGATTTTATTGAACTGGCTGAAAAACGCATCAATACGCTATTGGCTTCTCGCGCTGCCGAAACGGAAGCTACATTAACGGGATCAATCGGCAGCCGGTTTATTACGCTGCCGACAAGGTTCATTTCTCCAAGCGCACTGTGGTTCACAACATACTTGCCGCGAGTGGAGGTTCCTTATCTGACGCCAGAGCAATTGCCGGTCAGCAACAGCAACGGAATCCCGCTGTATTACACGATAGACGGGGCAAATTTGGCATTTAACTGCCCATGTTCTGCCGCGTATACCTATTCCATGCGGTACAAGATGGGGTACGACATTTCAAGCACATCAACCAATGACATTTTGACTAATTATCCGAATGTCTATCTATTTAGTGCGCTGGTTGAGGCATGCACATTTGCGCGCGATTATAAAGATGCGGAAATGTTTGAAGTGCGCTTTAGATCAGCATTAGAAGAAGCTCAAAACGCCGAATTCGGCAATCGTACAAACGCAACGCTGCAAAGCGATTTAAACGCAAAAGCAACCGGCAACATAATTGACGGAGGAACTTAAGATGGGACTAGAAAGCGTGACTTATATTTCGGATTTGGTTGCTACCAATCCGGTTTCGGCAGATCCAAAATCTGAGGGCGACGACCATATAAGAAACATCAAATCGGCAATTAAGACAACATTTCCGAATGTTTCAGGCGCGGTAACAGTTACTCATTCCGATCTAAACACAGTGACCGCAAAAGCGCCGATAGCATCGCCAACATTCACCGGAATTCCTGCCGCCCCTACTGCGACGACTGGTACAAGTACGACACAAATCGCAACGACTGCTTTTGTGGCCGCGACATCATTTTCAAGCGCGCTACCAGGGCAAGCAAGCGCAGATGAGGGCGACATATTAGTGACGGATGGTGTATCGGTAGCAAGCTGGGGCAAATTTCCAGGATTTCTATATCAAGCAGAAGGAATAATATAATGAGTACAACACCTCAATATGCCGCAACTCCGAAAGTCGGGCTGGCCAATATCACAACAGCGAACACAAACAGGGACGGAACTGGAACGATTGGTACTGTGTTATCTGCCGGAGCAAGCGGTACGCGGATAGATAGGATCGTGGTTATTGCCACGAGTACAACAACCGCCGGAATGGTCAGGCTATTTATTCATGATGGAAGCGCATATAAATTATGGCGCGAAGTACCGGTATCGGCAGTAACGCCATCGGCTTCCGTTGCGACATTTTACGCCGCAATGTCGAGTAATAACGCACAAGATATAGGGTTTTTGCCGTTAACATTGCCAACAGGATATAGTCTGCGAGCGTCGACGCATAACGCAGAGTCATTCAATGTAATAGCAATTGGCGGCGATCTGTAATATGAATATCGGATTAATGCCCGGCTTCACTGAAGCCATACTCAAAGCTGGCGGCTCACAAAAAGTATTCTTAACTTCTGGATTGTTTAATGTCCCAACCGATGCGAAATTTATCGTCGTTGAAGCGTATGGCGGCGGAAGTGCTGGCGGTTCCGGGGCTGGAAATGCAGTTACCAGTCCGGGCGCTGGCGGTGGCGGCGGCGCATGCGCGCTTGCTGTTTGTTTGGCTCCATCCAGATTGGCGAGCGTCATACAAGTCGTTGTGGGCGCGGGCGGGACAGGGCCTACCGGAACATCCGGGGCTAGATCGAATGGCCCGGCAGGTGGAGCCACGGCCTTCGGATCTTATATATCGGTTCCAGGAGGCGGGGCGACGAGCGGAGATACTGGCGGAATCGCAGGGGCAGCGCCAACCATTTCGTCAATATTTACGTCAATTGTTAGTGGCGCTGGTGCGGCTGGAGCTGACACAACCAATGCACCTGCCGCAGGAGGATCGACGACCAATGGCGCCGGCGCTGGCGGCGGAGCGGCGGAAAGAGATGGAAATGCAGCCGGTTCAGCGGGTGGGAATTCGGTGAACGGCGCGTATTCAGCAACGGGCGGAAGCGGCGGTGCATTTGGGAATAACAGCGGGAATGCTGGCGCAGATGGAACATTTTTATCTTTAAGTGAAAGCAGCTCTGGTATCGGCTGCTCTGGCGCAGGTGGTGGTGCTGGTGGATCACAATCAGTTTCAGGAACCGCAGGGAATGGCAACATGGGGGGCTTCCCATCGGGCGGCGGAGGTGGCGGCGGATCGTCAGCATCAGGAACCGGCGGCAACGGCGGCAACGGCGGCAACGGCTTAGTGAGGGTATTTTGGATATGAGATACGCGATTATAGAAAATAATATTGTGGTCAATGTTGCCATATCTGATTTTCCGTTGGCTGACAATTGGATTGAAGATAATGGCTCCGCGCAGATTGGCGGCGCTTACGACGGGGCTTTTCATCCGGCCCCTCAAATAGTGCCAACAGTGCAACAATATGAAGATTCAGTACAAGCGCATCTTGATTTTGTTGCTCAATCCAAAGGCTATGATTCCATCTTGTCTGCATGCTCTTATGCTGCGGAAATTAATCAATTCCAAGCCGAAAGCAAATCGTTTATTGTCTGGCGCTCTCAAGTTTGGGGTTATTGCTATCAAGTTTTACAGGACGTGCAAGGGGGAAGTAGGGACGCCCCGGCCATTAAAGAATTAATAGCCGAATTACCGAAATTTGGAGGATAAAGAAAATGGCAAAATTCTATCAGCAATATCAAGCGCCCGTTATGCCTGGTGGGTTATACGGCAGAGCGCAAGACATGGGTATGGTTTCTGCGCCATCATCCAATCCGATCATGAGTGACAAATCATTTTCGAACGCCGCTAAATTTGCCTATCAAGGCTACAAAATGGATAAAACGAATCCTAGTTTAAATAAGGCCGGATTCTTTCAACAATACGGCGGTTTAGCCAGTCCTGGAATGGTCAGGAATCAATTGAACGGCGGTCTTTTAAGCCTTGCTGGCAACAATTTCAATTCAAATTTATTTGGCCGAAGACATGGAAGACAAGGTATAGGAAATAATTTCGGTTTCGATGAGAAAAGATACGGGCAGATAGGCGACATAAATCAATACATTGCGGCAGCAAATAACAGATGGCGTTAATTCGAGTACCAAACGCCGGATCAGTCGGGGTTAACAAGGATCTGTCCAACCATGAATTACCAATCAATGCGTGGACTGATTGCGAGAACATCCGGTTTTTGGATGGCTACGCTTATCAGTTTTATGGGCATGGTGAAGTTTATAATTCGCCGTCATTTGCGCCTCAGCATGTTTTGCCTTGTAACGTTGGCGGCAACAGGTATTGGATATATGCGACCGCAGCAAAAACCTATTGCGTGACGATTACCGGCGGCGCGGCAGTTCATACCGACATTACGCATGCAACGCCGCGAACCGGTGTTGCGAATCAATGGACAAGCACTCTATTGTCAGGCATCCCAATTCTGAATGTTGGCGATACATCCAAGGTTCCTATGTCATGGGACTTGAACACAGCCAATGATTTCGTCGACCTTGCAAACTGGCCAGCAAATACTTATTGCAAGTCATTGAGAGCTTTTAACAAACACATTGTCGCGTTGAATGTGACAAAGACCACGACCAATTACCCTTACATGGTGAAGTGGTCGCATCCGGCTGATCCTGGCGCGGTTCCTGCTAGTTGGGATCATACCGACACAACCAAGGACGCGGGGGAAGCTGATCTTGCCGAGGGGTACGACCATATTATTGATGGCCTGCAGCTTGGCGGCACGTTTATGATATACAAAGAGAATTCATGTTGGCGCATGGATTTCACCGGCGGGCCTTATGTTTTTAGGTTTTCAAAGGTGCTTGGAACATCCGGCGCGCTCAATCGTAATTGTGTAGTTGAGGTCGATGGCTTTCATGTGGTTCTGACCGGCTCGGATATTATCGTTCACGACGGCATGACGGCGCGGTCAATATTGGACAAAATGACGCGCCGTTGGCTGTTTCAGAATATGGACGTTGATGCGGTTGGTAAATCGTTTGTATTCAAAAATCCGTTTTTCAATGAAGTGTTTATCGCCTTCGCGCAGATCGGTTCTTCAGTTCCCGATATGGCTATTGTTTGGAACTATAAGGACAACACGATAAGCATCAGGGAATTGCCTAATATCAATCATGCTGCTTTTGGGCCAATAGAGAACGGATTAACCGGGAATTGGTCGCAGGACTCCGCCCCATGGCTATCGGATTTAACTATGTGGAACGGGCCTGATTTTGTACCGTCAACGGCGCGGGTCTTGATGGCCGGGAACGGAACCAAGTTATACATGATGGATTCAAGTTCAAGCTTCGATGGTGTATTGCCATCCGCATATCTTGAGCGGCGCGGGCTTTCATTTGGCGCACCGGAAAAAATAAAGTTGGTAAAAGGCATCCGACCAAGGATCGTAGGGAATACCGGCGAAACGGTCATCATTAAAATAGGCAGTCAATCCGATCCGTGGGAAGAGCCAACCTACACAAGCATGACGCACACCATAGGGTCAACGATTGCGAATAACTGCCTGGTGGCCGGTCGCTATATTTCGGTGAGATTGGAAACCGGAACAGCGTATCAGTGGAGGCTTGATTCGTATGACTTGGACATTGAAGAGGTGGGGGCGTGGTAAATGAAACCAGCAAATAACAGCAGCGCGTTCTATGCGCCCGGCCCGGTGCCTGTCGATCCGAAAGATATTCCGCTTTATCTGCAAAATGAATTTGAGAAGATTCAATCTGCGGTCAATCGGCTGGCCGATGGGCATTTGGACAAGATTCATGCGGCCCCGTCCAAGCCGCGCGATGGTGACTTCAGGTATGCGGACGGAACAAATTGGAACCCAGGAAGCGGCATTGGGTTTTACCGGTATAACGGTTCGGCTTGGGTGTTTTTAGGGTAATGAATAAAAAAGCGAGGTTAGATCATGGGATTTCTTAGCGGCATTCTTAGTAGCAAGAAAAAAAGCAAAAGTTATTTAACGCCATGGGCTGAGGGCGAAAAATATATTTTAG